ATTGACGGTAATCTTTTTTATAAGATGACAACTGATGACGTATGCATGATAAGGTAAGAGATAGAAAAAACAAGCTTATAGATGCAGGGTACAAAGCAGTTGATGAGCTTATAAAGGTTGCTGGGGCTAAGATTATAAAGTTTGATAACGATGATGATCTAGCCGCTGAAAAGATGAAGACTGCAGCACAGGCGAAAAAAATAGCTATAGAAGATGCTTTTGAGATATTATCTAGAATCCAAAGGGAAGAGGAGTCTTTAGAGTCTGGTTCAAGTTCTGAATCTAATAAGGAGGTAAGTTTTGCAGAGTCACGAGCAAGAAAATAAAAAGTGGGAGCCATTATATTATTCCAGCTCTAATTATATTCCTTCAGACGTATTAAAGAAAAGGAATAAAGAAAAGTCTTGGAAGTATGGATATGACGCTGACAACGATCTAATAGTAATATCTAAGGATGGAACTGTTGGTGAGGTCTACAATATTGAGGGGCTAAATATAGCTCTTCCTAGTCAACCTAATAATATCGACTCTGATAATAACAAGTGGGCTCCGCATGAGGTTCCATCTGACCTAAAAAGAATCAAGTCTATATTTGATTGGAGGAATATGGATCGATCCTTTAAGGAGAGGTATGCGCCATATATAGAACGAGAGTTTGACAGGAGAGAGTTTGGGCATTGGTTTGTAAATAATGGTAAGCCAACATATGTGACGGGGCATCACTACATGTACCTTCAGCATACTAAAATTGACGTAGGTCTTCCAGACTTCAGGGAGGCTAATAGGGTTCTGTTTATATACTGGGAGGCAGCTAAGGCTGACCCTAGGTGTTTCGGTATAGTTTATCTAAAGATTCGTCGTTCTGGTTTCTCATTTATGGAGTCATCTGTTGGTGTTGATACGGCTACATTGGCGAAAGATTCTAGGGTTGGCATACTTTCAAAGAGTGGTGGTGATGCTAAGAAGATGTTTACTGATAAAGTTGTACCTATAGCGTGGAACTATCCATTCTTCTTTAAGCCAATGCAGTCAGGTATGGATAGACCTAAGACTGAGTTGGTATATAGTCTTCCAGCGAAGAAGATCACTAAGAACAACATGCATGATGTTGATGACGATGAGGAAGGTCTAAATACCTCAATAGACTGGAAGAACACTGATGACAACAGTTACGATGGTGAGAAGTTACTTTTATTGTTGCATGATGAGAGTGGTAAATGGCTTAAACCTTTGAATATCAAAAATAACTGGAACGTTACTAAGACGTGTCTGAGAGTTGGTTCTAAGATTATTGGTAAGTGTATGATGGGGTCAACCTGTAATGCTCTTAACAAGGGTGGTCAGCAGTTCAAGGAACTTTATGAGTCATCTGATCCTAATAATAGATCTAAGAATGGTCAGACAAAGTCTGGTCTTTATAAGCTGTTTATACCTATGGAATGGAACTATGAGGGATTCATAGATCAGTATGGATTTCCAGTTTTTGAGACTCCGAAGGAGCCAGTTCTTGGTATAGATGGTGAGATGATTACCATGGGAGTTATAGAGTATTGGGAGAATGAGTTGGAGGCACTAAAGGACGATCCAGATAAGTACAACGAATTCCTTAGACAGTTCCCTAGGAAGGAGTCTCATGCATTCAGAGATGAATCGAAGCAGTCTATATTTGACCTTACCAAGATATATGATCAGGTCGAGTATAATGATAATCTGATTAAAGAGAGGGTTATAACTAGAGGTAGGTTTGATTGGAAGAATGGTGAGAAGTTTTCCGAGGTAATATGGACTCCAGACCCTAGAGGTAGATTCTTTGTTTCATGGTTGCCAGACAGCTCAATGAGAAACAATGTGGTTACAAGGAATGGCTCTAAATATCCAGGTAATGAAGAGCTTGGAGCTTTTGGTTGTGACTCCTATGATATTAGTGGCGTGGTTCATGGTTCAGGATCGAAGGGGTCTATACATGGTCTTACCAAGTTTAACATGCAGGGTGTACCTAGTAACCTGTTCTTTTTGGAATACGTTGACAGACCAAATATGGCTGAAGATTTCTTCGATGATGTTGTCAAAGCTATTCACTTTTATGGCATGCCTATACTTGTGGAGAATAACAAGCCTGCACTTTTAAGGTATATGAAAAATAACGGGTACAGGAAGTTTTCAATGAATAGACCTGATAAGCCTATAGCTAAACTGTCGAAGAATGAGAAGGAGCTAGGTGGTATACCAAACACTTCTGAAGACGTGAAGCAGACCCATGCGGATATGATTGATAGCTACATAAAGATGTATGTTGGATATGATCGTAGTGGTGAGTATAGGGAGCCAGGCGAGATCGGTGATATGTATTTTAATAGAACTCTTCTAGACTGGGCAGGGTTTGATATAAATAACAGGACTAAGTATGATGCATCAATTAGTTCTGGTCTTGCTATAATGGCTACTAGGAAGCATAAATTGATACCAAATAGAGAAAATTCAAAAATTACCTTTAATTTTGTAAGATACAAGAATTGATTAGCCTATAATGTCTATAAAAAATACTTCAATAACTCCAGCTCAAAAGTTTCCTGACCATCTGGCTTCAGATTTGGAAAAGGATACGTATGAATACGGCTTAAAGGTAGCTCAAGCTATACAGTATGAATGGTTTGATAGAAATCGTCACGGATGTAGATTCTTCGATAGAATGAATGACTTCTATATGCGAAGACTTTACTCTAGAGGAGAGCAGCCTATTCACAAGTATAAAGACTGGATGAAGATTAATGGTGATCTTTCATTGTTAAATCTAAACTGGGATGCAATACCAGTGATGCCTAAGTTTATAGATATTATATCTAACAAACTTGGAGAGAGAATGTTTGATCCAAAGGCTTATGCACATGATGCCGCTGTCTCAAATCAGCGTGCAGAGTATCAACGACAGTTAGAAGTTGATATGGCTTCTAAAGAGTTCTTGCAGAAGGTTCAGAGTCAGGCTGGGATAAACGCGTATAGTGTAGACCCTAAAGATATACCAGAGAGTGAGGAGGAGCTTGAGTTGCACATGCAGCTTAAGTTTAAGCCTAGAGTTGAGATGGCTGCAGAGGTTGCTATATCTAACGTTTTGGATCTTAATGACTACAACGAGATACTTGACAGATATAAGCGAGATATTATAGAGTTGGGTATGGGGGTTATGAGACATGAGTATGTACCTGGAAGTGGTATTCGTGTTAAGTATGTAGACCCAGAGTTTGTTGTACATAGCCCTACGGATGATCCTCACTTTAATGATGTATTTTACTGGGGTGAAATAAAGCAGATACCTATAACCGAATTGCTTAGAATTAATCCTAATCTAACTAACGAAGAGATTGAGGAGATATCAAAGTGTAGCAAGTCTTGGATCGATGAGTTTAGAATTAAGTATCCATACTATCCTAGTGTCTTTGAGAACGACGTTGTTAACGTAATGTACTTTAGTTACAAGACTACTAGAAACTTTGTTTATAAGAAGAAATTGTTAGCTAATGGTGGTGAGAGAGTAATCCAAAAGGATGACCAATTTAATCCACCAGAAGAGATGCAAGACATGTTTGTCAAGCTAGACAAGAAAGAGGAGTGCTGGTATTCTGGAGTATTAGTTTTAGGTTCTGATAAACTGTTGAGTTGGGAACTTGAGAAGAATATGGTTAAGCCTAACTCTGAGATTCAAAAGGCTTATCCTGTTTGGATCGCTGAGGCTCCTAGTATATATAGAGGTAGAATCGATTCCACTACGTCTAGAGCTATGCCATATGTTGATCAGTTCATGCTTGCACATTACAAGCTTCAGCAGGTAGCTCAAAAGATAAATCCAGACGGTGTATTTATAGATGCTGACGGTATAAATGAGGTAGACCTTGGAAACGGTTCAAAGTATAGCCCACAAGATGCTCTTAACTTATTTTGGGCTACAGGTTCAGTGATTGGTAGAAGTTATACTGTTGATGGCGAATACAATCAAGGTAAAATGCCTATCCAAGAGATTAACAATAACACTGGTCAGGCTAAGATGGGTGCTATTATCAACTTGATGAACTACTATTTAGAGCAGATCAGAGAGGTGATAGGTGTTCCTAGAGGTGCTGATGCTTCTACTCCAGATCCAGACTCACTGGTTGGTGTGCAGAAGTTAGCTTCACTCAACTCTGCAATGGCTACTAAGCATATACTTAATGCTTGTAAGTTTGCCACAGAGAGACTTTGTGAGGGCATAATGATTCGTATAAGTGATATTATACAGTATGCTCCAGAGAGAGAAGAGTTTGCCAATATGATAGGTAAGTATAATCTAGATATTCTAGAGTCTATAATGGATCTCCACTTGCACTCGTTTGGTATTTATATCGAGGTATCTCCAGATGAGGAAGAGAAGGCTCAGCTTGAGGCTAACATTCAAATGGCTTTATCTAGAGATCAGATAAGTTTAGATGATGCCATAGATATTAGGAATATAAGAAATATTAGGATTGCAAATGAACTTCTGAAACTGAAAAGAAAGAAGAAGGAGAGAGCTGACCAAGAAAGAAAGATGCAGGAGATGCAGATGCAGGCACAGAATAATATGCAATCACAGCAGGCAGCTGCTCAGGCTAAGATGGAGCAGATACAAGCTGAAACTCAATCTAAGATATCTATCAAACAAGCTGAGGCAGATGTTGAGATGAGAAAGCTTGAGTTTGAAGCATCTCTTAAACAAGTCTTAATGGATAAAGAGTTCCAGTTAAACATGCAGCTTAGAGGTGTTGAGGCTGAAGCCATGAAGAATAGAGAGTCGTACAAGGAGGATAGAAAAGATGAAAGAACTAAGATTCAGGCGAATCAACAGTCTAAGATGATCCAACAAAGACAGATGGGAACTCCTCCTGTAAACTTTGAATCAAACGAGGATACCCTTGATGGTTTTGGGTTAGAGGAATTTAGTCCAAAATAATTCATAAATTTGCAACAATTAAATTAAATTAAATACAGATGAGTGATGTTAAGATTAAAATCGACGATGAATCTAACGAGGTGAAGTCGGCAAGTGATATTGAAAAAGAGGTTATAAACAACCACAGAGAAGAGAATGGACAGGATCCTATAGATAGCGATCCAGATACAGTAAAGATGGTCATTCCAACTGGTGAGGTTGAATCTCAAGAAGAAGACAACGATGAACAACAGTCTGCTGAGTCTAATTTAGAGGATAATCAGGAGTCAGTTGAAGAGATCGAATATCCATCATACAATGAAGATGGAGATATTGTTCTTAACGAAGAGCAAGTATATAAATTCTTGTCAGCTAAGATCGGTCGAGAGGTTGAGTCCATCGAAGATCTAGTTGAAGAGAAGGAGGTTGAGCTTGATGAGGACGTTGCTGCTTATCAGAAGTACAAGCAGGAAACTGGCAGAAGCATAAGCGATTACATTGAGCTGAATAAAGATTATGACAGTATCGATGATTCTGAGGTTGTAAAGATGTACATGAAAGAAACCTTAGAAGGATTTGATTCTGATGATATAGATTGGAAATTTAACTCTGACTATGGATACGATGAGTACGAAGAAGAAAGTACTATTCGTGGAAAGAAATTAGAGTTAAAGCAGGCGGCAATTGAGGCTCGTAAGCATTTTAATCAACAGAAGGAGCAATACAAAATTCCTCTTGAGTCAAGAACGAATTTTATTCCTGAAGAAGAGAGAGAGGCTTACACTAAGTTTAAAGAGCAGTCTGCTAAAATGAGTGAGCAAGCTGAAATCTACAGGAAGAAGCAGGAGGTTTTCTCTGAAAAGTCTAGAAATCTGTTCAACGAAAAATTCGAAGGTTTCGAATTTAAAACTGGTGATCAGAACTACACTTACAAACCTGGAGATAAGGAGTCAATCATGAAGTCTCAGATGGATGTGACAAACTTTTTGAATAAGCATCTTGATGATAATGGCTTTTTGAAAGACGCTGCAGCTTATCACAAAGCACTGTCTGTGGCGATGAACCCAGATTCGTTCTTTGAGTATGCATATGAGCTAGGAAAGGCTTCAGCTATAGAAGATTCTGTTAAGACTTCTAAGAATATAGACATGGAACCTAGAAAAGCTTCTAGTGTACGAACGACATCTGGCTTGAAAGTTACGGACGCTAACGCAAACAGAACATCTGGATTGCGTATTAGAAAACGTAAATAATAACTTTAAAAATTAGAAAAAATGGCTGGATCATTTTCATTACCAGTAGGTGGATATACATTAACTCCATCTTCTACAAAGGCAGCTTTGCCTACAAACTATTTGGCTTCGAACCAATTCAATTTCCTTAACCAATACCTTCCAGATACAGTGAAGGATGACTTCGAGGTTTACGGTAACCGTTCAATCTCTTCATTCCTTCGTTTGGTAGGTGCTGAGGAGCCTTCTGCTTCTGACCTTATCAAGTGGTCTGAGCAAGGTCGTCTTCATACTAAGTATGATAGCGTAACTGCTGTAGCCCCAGTGTCTGGAGGCGATGATACTGTTACATTTGAGGTAGGTTCTAATCACGTATTCCGTGCTGGTCAGGTGGTTTTCTTATCTAACAATGGTGGATCTTCATCTTATAAGGCTATCATTACTGATGCTGCACCAGGAGGAAACACTGATCAATTCAAAGTTGCATTCTACAATGCAGATGGTATCGATGCTGCTGATACGGGAGCTACTTTTAGTGCTTTCGTTTACGGATCTGAATTCAAGAAAGGTGACACAGGGATGGAAGGATCTCTAGAGGCTGAGTCTGAAATTCGTGAAGTAAAACCTGTAATCATCAAGGATCGTTACGCTGTTTCTGGATCAGATATGGCACAGATCGGATGGATCGAGGTTGAAGGTTCTGCTGGAACTGGTTACCTATGGTATCTTCGTTCTGAGCACGAGACTCGCATGCGATTTGATGACTATCTTGAGATGATGATGGTTGAACATGTTCCAACTGAGGCTAATTCAGGTGCGGCTGCTACTGCAGTTTTAGGCGCTACTTCAGGAACTCAAGGATTCTTCGACGCTGTTGAAGATGGAGGTAACGTTTGGTCTGGTGGTAACCCATCAACAATCGCTGACTTCGACGCTATCCTTAAGCGTCTTGACAAGAATGCTGCTATTCAACAAAACGTTTTGTTTGTTGAGCGTGACTTCGCTATCGATATTGATGACATGCTTGCTGCACAAAACTCTTACGGTGTTGGTGGTACTTCTTACGGAATGTTCGACAACGATGAGGATATGGCTATCAACCTTGGATTTGATGGTTTCCGTCGTGGATCTTACGATTTCTACAAAACTGATTGGAAATACTTGAATGATGCTTCTACTCGTGGAGGTATTGTTGGAGGTAAAGTTAACGGGGTACTTGTACCTGCAGGTGAGATGAGCGTTTATGACCAAGTTCTTGGTTCAAAAATGAAGCGTCCATTCCTACACGTACGTTACCGCGTTGCTCCAAACGGTGCTGAGGATCGTCGATACAAAACATGGATCACAGGTGGTGCTGGAGGTGCTATGACTAGCGACCTTGATGCAATGGAGGTTAACTTCCTTTCTGAGCGTGCTCTATGTACAGTTGGTCGAAACAACTTCGTATTGTTCAAAGACTAATAACTCTTAATAAACCAAGCTGGGAGGGATTAAGTTCTCTCCCAGTTTTTTACTAAATTTATAATCAAATTAAATCAAAACAAATGAAAGATAATTTTCTTTACTATCAATTAATGCGTGATCACAGAGCAATGTCTGTTATGATCGCGACAAAGCACAGTAGAAGCAAGGCTTTACTGTTTGAAGATCCTGAGACAAAACGAACAAGAGCTCTTAGATATGCATCAAATAAAGAGAGTATATTTGAGGATGAGCAGGAGGGACATGTCATACTTGAGCCAATTATTTTTGAGGATGGAGTTTTAAGAGTTGATAAGAAGCGTCACAATCTTGTTAAATTTCTAGAGCATCATCCAGATAATGCTAGTAATGGTGGTTCTTTGTTTAAGCTGAGAGACTTCGAGGCTGAAGCTAAGGATACTGAAAGAATGCTTGAGATCGAGTACAAAGCTCAAGATCTATCAAGAAAACTTACTGACGATCAATATAAAGCTATTCACCGAACGTTTAGCCGAGACACTGACAGGTTGTATGCTAGTGAGATTCGAAAGGATGTCAAACTATTTGCAAGAAACAACCCTGTTGATTTCTTAGACATGATTGAGGATCCTTCTATAGAGATGAATAATATTGTGGCTACTGCTATCGATGAAAATCTAGTAACGTTTAGGCGTAACAACAAGGAGATCTTTTTCAATTTGAAAGGCAACAAGAAGATGATCACCAGAGTGCCTGAAGGTGTAGACCATATACAGCACTTCCAGGAATACCTTGATTCTAACGAGGGACTGGAAGATTTTAAGACTTTAGAGGAGGCAGTTTCTGAGCTGTAATCTTTTTCTATGTTGTGTGTCTTAGGGAGATTCTATTTTAGTATCTCCCTTTTTCTTATCTTTGTGTAAACTTTCCTTATGATTAACGACGTAAGAAATACGGTCTTACATATTCTAAACAAGGATAACAATGGTTATGTTACTCCTGAAGAATTCAACATGTATGCAAAGCAAGCTCAGCTAACATTGTTTGAGCAATACTTTCATGACTATAGCCGTGCAGTTTATAAGAGGAACACTAGAAGACATCAATCTGGATACGGAGATGTGCCTAAAAAGCTTGAAGAGGTTATAGGGTCGTTCTATGCTGAAGACTCATTACCTTACTCACCGAGTACTACTAAATTTATACTACCATCTGATTCTTACTGGTCTAAGAATATTATCTATGATGGTACTGTTGAGGTGGAGACGGTTACAGCGGCTAAGGCTTTACAGATGAACCTACTGCTGGATGCTTCACCTTCAGAAGATTATCCTGTGTGTGTTGTATTTGACAATGATAATACCATTGATGTTGTTCCTGTTAACTATCAGGACTCTGATAAGTCGATAAGAGTGTATCCTTCATCGATAATCAATAACGTTCAGTGCCAATACATAAGATATCCTAAAGACCCTAAGTGGACTTATTCGTCTTTATCTGGCGGAGAGCCTGTATTTGATCAGTCTGCAACAGATTACCAAGACTTTGAGTTGCCTTTAGATGATATGGATAACTTGGTAGACTTGATACTATTGTATGCTGGAACTCAAATAAGAGATAACGCTGTCGCAAGTGCGGCTAACAGAAATATAACTACTGAGAAACAACTTGAGCAATAATGCCTTACTTAACTAATTACCAATACTACCTAAACGGTGGTTCAGCTCCAACAAACGCAAACCACGGATCGTATCAATACGTTTCTGTGAAGGATGTTGTCAATAATTACATGTTCGCTTATGTTGGTCAGGATAAAATTGTTGACAATGTAGATAGGTCTTTGGTTCGGTTCCACGCTAAGCAGTGTATTAAGGAGTTGAACTATGATGCATTGAAGGAGATAAAGGTTCTTGAGGCAATAGTTGGTGATGACCTGAAACTGGTGATGCCGTATGACTATGTTGACTATATTCGTATGTCACTACTTCAGGACGGTACGTTATACCCACTTGTTGAGAATTCTACCGAGATGTCTGCTAAGGCTTATCTATATGATAACAACAACGATCTTCAGTTCGATGTGGATGGTAATGTTTTGTACGCTCCTATATCTGATCTTGATCAGGCTAGAATTGATGGGACATCTACTTCGAATATAAACGACTTTTCTGCTGACTGCTGCTACTACTATGTTGGTCAGAGATATGGTGACGATCCAAGTCAGATGAATGTAAATCCTAAGTTTCGTGTAAATCGGAGAGCAGGTGTTATTGACTTTGATTCGTCCATGTCTGGTCAGAAGATAGTAATAGAGTACGTATCTGATGGAATGGAAGGTGGTGTTGACTCAGAGATAATGATAAACAAATTCTTCGAGAAGTACATATACGCATATATCACTTACTCTTTGCTAGACAGTAAGGTAGATATACCACTGATGAGAATAGAGAACGCTAGAAAGAGCATGAGGGCACTTTATAGAAATGCCAGAATCAGAATAAATAAAATGAACCCAGCTGATCTTTTGATGACACTTAGAGGTCAGCAAAAATGGATTAAATAATGGCTAGAAGTATAAGAACTTTCTCAGCTGCCATGATGAACAAGGATTTAGATGAACGCCTTGTTCCCAAAGGTCAGTACAGAGATGCCTTAAACATAGACGTGTCTAGTGGTGATGATTCTAACTCAGGAGCTGCTAGAAATAAGAAGGGTAACACAAAGGTACAAGACCTATCTTCTGTTTGTGGATACCCAGTGGATAGTTCATTTAGAACTATCGGTGCTATAACAGTTGAGGCTGAAAGGAAGATATACTACCTAGTTTCATCGAATTATTTCGATGGAGTATTTGAGTACAATGAGATTTCAGATACAATAACAAGAGTGCTGCAGTCTGATAAGGCGACTCCTACTACACCTAGTAAGCTGAATTTCAACCCTGATTATTACGTTACAGGGTTCAATTATATAGATGGTTTACTGTTTTGGACTGACAATTATAATGAGCCATTTGGTGGTAATATTTCTAGATGGAAGTCTTACTCTATAGACGACCCTAGAATAGATGATGACATTAGAGTTATAAAGGCTCCACCAATGAATGCCCCTACAATATACTTGACAGAGGAGCAGGATGAGGAGAATAACATTGAGAAAAGATTTATTCAGTTTGCTTACAGATATAAATATGTTGATAACCAATATAGTTCACTTTCTCCGTTTTCTGGAGTCTCTTTTGATGCTGGTAGTTTTCAGGTCGATTATGCTGCAGGAAATAATAAAGCAATGGCTAACACGAAGAACGAAGTCGAGGTAACATTCGAGACGGGTAATAGATTCGTTAAGTCGATACAATTGGTTTTTAGAGATTCAAAAAATCTCAACGTAGTGGTAGTCGAGGAGTTTAAGAAGGACATTTTAAATATAGATAATAACTACTCGTATAAATACAAGTTTGCAAACAACAAGACATATACTGTTCTTGGTTCAGATCAGTTAACTAGACTGTTTGACAACGTACCTTTGAAGGCTAAATCTCAAGATATTATTGAGAGGAGATTAGTGTATGGTAACTATACTCAGTTTTATGATGTAGTTAATGAGCAGGGAATAGACCTACCTATAAAGCACAGTGTTAGGTATATAAGCTCTAGTATAGAAGGCAATAACGGTAAGAGAACGTTCCGTTCAGATAGAGACTACGAGATTGGTGTTGTCTATGGTGATGACTACGGAAGACTTACTACGGTGCTGACTACTCCATCCAACTCTACCAATTTAACTTATGGTGGGACTGTATATGTAAAGCCAGAGAATAGTATACATGCAAATAGTATAGTTGTGGAGATTGATAATGAGCCTCCAACATTTGCTACACATTACAGGGTTGTAATAAAGCAATCCAAGTCTCAGTACTACAATGTGTTCCCAATATTGTATTATTCTCAAGGTGTGCATCGATACTTCCTGATAAATCAATCTGATGTTGATAAGATAAAGGTTGGTGAATACGTAATATTCAAGTCAAATGCTGATGGGCCAACACTATCTAATAAGAAGTATAAGATATTGGAGATAGATGTTAAATCCAAGGATTTCTTAGATAATGGATCGTATCAGTCGCCAGGGCTTTATTTCAAGGTTAAAGTTGATCCAGGTGATTTTTCTCAGTCTTCTGTTCAGTCATTTTCAATGTCAGCTTATGGGGCAAATGATACATCAGGTCTTCCTTTTTGTAATCAAGATTCATTTGACGCAGTTGACGGATACTTTAAATGCACGGAGCCACCAATATTCTACGGGTCTAGTTCTAATGGAAGCTCATTAACTATATCGAATAACTGGGAATATCTTGGGTCTGATGATTTAAGGGTTGTTTTGGAGATATACGACTACTTTTCTGGTTCTGCAAGGTTTAGGTATAGATTTGTCGGAACGAATCCAACAGCTTCTACTTTAAATTCATGGTCTTCTCCACAGGTAATAGTACCAAACACTAATATTGTTATACAGTCTGGAACTGGTGTTTCTCTTTTTAATGTTCAGTTCTCTACACAGACTGGATACGATATAGGAGATTCCTGGAGAATAAACTGTAGAGGTGAGATTTCATCTTCTTCTCAGAATGTATTTGGAGGAGATCTACGACTATTAATATCAGCAGGAGTATCACAAGCAGCAGCCTTTCAGCATGGTGGATTTGCGATAGTTCCAAATGATAATTTTCCACAACAGATAAACGCAGGTGCTCAGATAAAGTTCTGGATATATCAGGATAGCCCTAGTGTATCATTCCCAGATCAATCTCCTCATTCAATGACATTTTACGCTACAAGAGAGTATGAGAACATAGAGGAGTGGTTCTTTGAAGATGAGATATACACTCAATGGACTCAAGTGGCTGGGAATACTGGGTCACCAACAGGTGCTGCTTCAATATACTTCAGGAGGGGAACTAATTGGGGTCTATACACTGTTAATACTGGCTACAAGGTTAACACAATAAATCAAGGAGGATCCCCTACTTCATTGACAGTAGACTATCCTGCTAGAATGATTATACGCGGATATAATACTAACGATGGATGTACACAGAATAGGTTTATAGTAAACTACTATGTGACCCAGCTCGAAGGCTCAATCATAGCTGAAACAGAACCAATCGATTCAGATCAGGAGATATTCCACGAGATAACGGATACGTATCCAATTGAAGATGGCTTACATAAGGTTCAGTGGACATATGATGATTTTCAGTTTGATTCGGGTAATACGAAACTAGTTCAACTTACACCTACTAGACCTCATAAGTTTGTGATAGGTGATAGAGTTGTAGTGGATCACTCAGTGTCGCCATCGATTCATGTTCAGTCTGGAACATACACAGTAGTCGATGTACCTGATGCTTATGGGGTTACACTAGACATCCCTTGGGTGACGTCTGGTTCTGCTGAAGGTGGCAAGATAGCTCTAGAGCATGAGACATTGTCTGGTACGGAGCTAGAGTTAGACCAGACATCTACAACTCCAGCAGTTATAGTTGTTGGTCATCCTGATAATCCGAACAATACTCATAACGCATTTTCTTTTGGAAATGGTCTTGAATCTAATAGGGTTCTAGATGATTTTAACGAGACGGTAATAGAATACTCTCCAAGGGTTATGACTACTGTAGACACTTACGAGGAAGAGGTTAAGAAGTCATCGCTTTGTTATAGTAACATATATAGAGGAGAGTCATCTATAAATAGACTGAATGAATTCAATCTATCTGTCTCTAACTTCAAGAATCTAGACGTTGAATTTGGGCCTATACAAAAACTTCACGCAAGAGATACTGACCTTCTTGTATTCCAAGAGAATAAGGTTAGTAAGGTTTTATATGGAAAGAACTTGCTTTCTGATGCTGTAGGTGGTGGAACAATCACATCTGTACCACAGGTTTTAGGGACTCAGGTTCCTTACGCTGGTGAGTGGGGTATAAGTACTAACCCTGAAAGTTTTGCTAGATGGGCTAATGAAATTTTCTTCACAGATGCTAGAAGAGGCGAGGTGTTGAAGATGACAACTGGTGGCATTGTCCCAATAGTTGACGGAATGTCTGATTACTTTAGGGATTTATTTATGGATAATCCTGACACAATGAAGATGGGTATATACGATCCATATAATGATCAGTATATACTAGCATCAAACGATAATACATCGAATCCTTGTGATCTATATATAGACAGACAGTGGAGAAACTATGACATTGGGGGTGCTTCAGATACTCCAGGAACGATCAGTAATAATGTTCCAGACTTTACAATATACAGCAATACTGAATGGACTATAAGCGTTTCTTACAGCTCTGGGTCTGGGTGGGTTACTGGATATCCTCAGTCTGGAAGCGGAAATCAGGATGTATATCTAGGTCTTGGATACAATTCATCTGGATCTAATAGAATTGCCATTTTAACAATAACTTACTGTGGTGGACTGACAAAAACATTTAAGATATACCAGTCAATAGGAAAGGATGGAGAAGTTATAACGATTGTATACGACACAATAGACCCAGATATTAATACTACTTTGTAATGGCTAAAATAAAAACGAATCAATCATACGTATATACTGGAAGCACAGAGTATAGCTTTGATAATAGAACTGTTGACCCAGTTGATGGTAACATATTCTACAAGGCTGTTAATGGTACAGGTGGTCTTGATCAGATGCCTTATGACGGTGCAACGGTTACAATGAAGTCTAACGAGATTGGAGTAGACCCTGAAGTGGTAGACTTTGATCCGTCATTAAACAATTCGTTTTACTACTTAGTAACAGATGAACTGTATACACAGTCGGATAAAGAGCTTATTTTGTCTCAAGCTACAAAAGCCCCTGCTACACTTGTTTC